TGGCTGGCTTTGGTGGCACAACCCCCATTTATTCAGCCTCCTTTACAACAGTTAAAAATCAGCAAGATTACGATTTACAATCAATTATTTCCTCATCCTCTGCTTCTGGCGTAGATGATGATGGCGCCGCCGTACCTTATTCTGGAAAAGTTGGAGATTCGAGAGTTATCATCGATAGGGTTTTTTACCGTTCTCCAATCGCGATGTGGCGCTTCTATGGCTACTACGGAGGAATGGGGGTTGTGGGGAATTATTCGACATACGGGCAGTATGCTGACGATTCCACATTTGAAGTCGTGCCTACTTGGCAAAACAAGCTGCAAGCGATTATGTACGAGGACTCTTTGTACACTAGAACTTCACATTATTCATATGAGATTTTTGATAACAAATTGAGACTTTATCCAACTCCTCGCGGAGACGATAACTTCGCTGGCTATCTAGACCGTGTTTGGGTTCGTTTTAGAATAACAGACAATTCATGGGGGGAAAACGCCGGCACTAATACCGGAGTCAATGGTGTAAACAATATTGGTACACTTCCTTTTGACAATATACCATTTCAAAATATTAACTCTATGGGTAAACAATGGATCAGGAATTATGCGCTTGCTTTATGCAAAGAAATGCTAGGGCAAATTCGTGGCAAGTTTCAAACTGTTCCAATCCCCGGCGAATCGGTGACTCTTAACTACTCGGCTCTTTTATCTGAAGCACAAAAAGAGAAAGATGATTTAAGACAAAAGTTGTCTGATATGCTTAAGGAAATAGAGTACACAGAACTAGCCAAAAAGGATCAAGAGAAAGTTACAGCCGCCGAAGAGACTCTTCGACGTTCTCCGCTACCAATCTTCGTAGGATAAACTATGGAATTGATGTTAGAAAATTGGAGAAAGTTTTTATCTGAATCGAAGGTAGGTTTTTATGGCACTACCAGACCATTTCAAGATTTTGATATTTCTCAAACCACAGAATTTGGCTATCACTTTGGTTTAGACCCGAGACAATCAAGACATAGAATTCAAGATGATGGGCGCATCTATAAAGTAGAACTAGATTATTCCAATCCTCTTCAAATGAGAGATGTATTTCGATGGAGTTTAGAGAATGTTCTAAAAGAGTTAGGTGAAGACAAAGAGACAATACAGGCTTTAAACATGCGGGCAAACAAAAATGCTAGAAAAAACTATACTAGTCGCAGAATGGAGCAAAATTTAATTTTGGCTGACTACCTTACTAAAGCTGGATATGATGCTATCGAATACAGCAATCTTGGCGAAACTGGCGGCAAAGCTGTTATTTTATGGAATCCGTCAAAAATGAAAATTGTTGGAGAGATATAAATGTCAGATAATGAATGGTCCAGGCCAACCGCACCGCCGCCCCCGCTCTTTCTCGGCAAGAAAGAGCGAGATCTTGTTAAGCAAGTTAATGATGAACTTGTAGAGAAGGTTATAGGGCAACAAATTGTTTACTATCCCATTGATATGGAAACAACTGATTTTCATGATCTATATGGCGAGGCTATAGAAAAAACATTTTTACCACCTGTAAGGGTCTATGCTCTTGTGAAGTTTGACGAAGAGGGCTCCTCTTACCTTGACTCCGTTGGTATTGATGGAAGTTCGCAAATTACAGTTCACTTTCATAGACGCAGACTTACGGAAGATCAAGATGTTTTTGTTCGCGAAGGTGATTTTGTTTTATATGGCGAAAGGTACTATGAAATTGTAAAGACCTCTTCTTCAAGAAAACTTTTTGGACAAGTAAACCAAACATTTGAAATCTCTGCCATGTGCAAGAGAGCACGCAAGGGACTATTCGATGCTACCTGATAAATTTGATTTTGCGCAACTGCCAGACGATAAAGACAATTTTACTCTTAAAGAGATAGGCATGCTTGCCTCCCGCATAGAAGATATAGACTATGCAATGACATCGTGGCTAAAAGAAGATCTTGACTTATCGACCACCACGAATGAGGGATACAAGAGGGTTCCCGTTTTATGGCAGACGCCAGAAAGGGCATTCCAAATTAAAAATGACCATGATTTAAGGCACCCTGTAGATGACGGCGGCGGGGTCATCACACTCCCTGTTGTTACCATCGAAAGAACTGGAATCACAAAAGATCCCACAAGAAAGGGAGGATTTCAGGCTCATATCTATTCAGACAAGCGTAACGGCAGAACCGGTAGAATGGTAATCGCCAAACGCATAAAGCAAGACAAGACTAGAAACTATGCTGTCGCAACAGGCACAAGAACAAATTCATCAGGCACTAGACAAAAGTTCTTTCCAAGAGTAAACAAAAAAGTGGTAATTGAAACCCTGTCAATTCCAATACCCATTTATGTTAATCTCGATTATAAGATAATTGTAAAAACAGAATACCAACAACAAATGAACGAACTTACTCAGCCGTTCATGACGAGAACAGGACAAATTAATTCTTTTGTGATGCGTAGAAATGGACATCTTTACGAAGCCTTTATTGACCAGGGGTTCACCCAGAACAATAATGTTTCTAATCTAGGCGAAGATGAGCGCCAGTTCACAAGTGAAATAACTATTAGAGTTTTGGGCTATTTGATTGGCGAAGGCAACCCTGACGATAAGCCAATTGTAACAAAAACAGAGAGCATAGTTGAAGTAACTTTTCCCAGAGAAACAGTTGTCCCAGCAGGAAACGACAACTTTTTTATGGACTAAGAGCACATCCTGAAGTCCTTTCGGCAAATAGATAACTATTTAAGCTATGATTCAAGGTGCTTGATAGCATATTTTTTAAAAAAGTGAGGTTTTAACTAATGCCAGTAAAAAACTTTAAATTCGTCTCTCCAGGCGTATTTATCAATGAAATTGACAATTCTTTCAGACCAAGACAGGCTGATTCTATTGGTCCAGTTGTCTTAGGACGTTCAACCCGTGGGCTTGCCATGCAGCCAGTCAAGGTCGAGTCATACTCTGATTTTGTTACCCAATTCGGCGGAACAGTCCCAGGAAATGGTGGAGGAGACGTTTATCGTGATGGTAACTACCAGTCACCAATGTATAGCACTTATGCTGCAAAGGCTTTCTTGAATGCCAATGTCGCTCCTTTGACATTTGTTCGCCTTCTCGGACAGCAGACCACAACTGGTGGCACCGCTGGTAGTGATGCCGCTGCTGGTTGGAAAACCGCAGCTACTGTTAACCGTGCTGCCGGCTCAAACGGCGGTGCTTATGGTCTTTGGGTCGCCGCAAGTGGCTCTTCTGCTTCGATCACCGCAACTCTTGCGGCTGTCTTCTATCTCGATAGCGGCTACATTCAGCTTTCCGGTACTTACTTTAATGGCGCTGGCGGCAGCGCAACTACCGGTGCTGCTGGCCACCTTATCACCACTGATTCAGATGGTCTTTTCACTCTTGAGATCTACAACGCCTCATCTGTGCTACAGGATAAGGTTAAGTTCGACTTTGATGATTCTGCTGAAACATTTATTCGTAAGCGCCTCAACACCAACCCACAGCTTATGGTGGCAGGAGATTTCTACCCCGCTGCTTCTGAAAAGACATACTGGCTTGGTGAGACTTTTGAGCAAGAGTTAAGAGATGGTTCCGATAATAGTTTGGGAGACCTAACGACCAACAACAATCTTATCGGAATTGTTCTAGCACTAACTGACGGAACAAATGCCCCGTCTAGCATGAAGTCTCAGGCTTCCCGCGAAGCCACTGCTGGCTGGTTTATTGGGCAGGATCTCGGAGTCCCGGCAAGCTTCCAGCCTGCTGATAAGCAGAAGCTTTTCCGACTTCTTGGACGCGGACATGGCGAGTGGCTACACAAGAATGCCAAAGTCTCTATTGAAAAGATCCGCCAGTCTAGCACCACAACAAGCGAATACGGCACTTTCTCCGTGGTCATAAGAGATCTTAGGGATACTGACAACAACGTTGTGGTTCTTGAAAGATTTGATAATCTAACTCTTGATCCAACATCCCCAGATTACATCGCAAGAAGAATCGGTGATAGATATTACCAATGGGATGCAACCGAGAGAAGACTAAAAGAATACGGTGATTACCCCAACCAATCAAGGTATGTTAGAGTTGAAATGAACGCCGATGTTGATGC